AAGAATACTAAATGAATTACAAAGATATTCTGTAAGTGGTAAGATAGATACAGGTATACTAGCAAATATTTCAGATGATAACTTAAACAAACTAATATCATTATTAAAAGAAAAAGACTTTACCAATATGAGAAAATGGGTAGTCAACAATCTAGATAATGATCCAGTTGTAGTATTCAGACGAATATATGATACAATGTATGAGAACTTAGAATCAGAAACTATACCTCATGCTGTATTAATATTGGCAGACTATTCGTACAAGTCTGCTTTTGTGGCAGATCAAGAGATTAATCTTGTTGCCTGCTTGACCGAGATTATGTCTCAATGCAAATTTAAATAAGGAAAATTATATTATGGAAACAAATATTAAATTGTTTAACAACGATCTTTTATTTCGTGAAGATGGAAATACAATAATGAGACCTATGGAGGATCTATTCTTTAACAAGAGAGTTGTTATGTTTGGTCTACCAGGTGCATTTACACCGACTTGCTCAGGTAAACAATTACCGGCATATGAAGATATGCATACTCTTTTTATGGACACTCAAAAGGTTGACGCTGTTTATTGTCTATCAGTAAATGATATGTTCGTTATGGATGCTTGGGGTAAAGATTTAGGTATTGAAAAAGTAAAATTAATACCTGATGGCGATGGTGCTCTAACAAGACAATTAGGAATGTTAGTTGATAAACCTACTGTTAATTTTGGAATGAGATCATGGCGACACTCCTCATTTATAATTAATGGCATAGTCAAAAAGATGTTCGTAGAAGAAGGCATAAATAATTTAGGAGAGAACGGCGACCCATACGAGGTTTCTGATCCACAAACTATGCTAGATTATGTCAAATCCATATGAACTAAAACATTATCTTAACGCAATCAATTATACCAAAGAGGATTTAGTTAAGTCAGACGACAAGATGTGGGCAAAGAAATATCCTGCCTTCATCATCAATAAGATTATGTCTGCCTTTCCTGATACTCTTATGTTGGCGAATGAGATGAATCGTTATCACACCTTAGATAAAGATATACAATTCCAATTTTACATAAATAGTGTTAGAAAAAAGAAACGATTTAGTCCGTTTGTGAGAGCGTCTAAATTAAAGGATATTGATGTGATTAAAGAGTATTATGGGTTCAGTAATGATAAGGCAAAAGACGCTTTAAAGATCCTCTCTAAAGATCAGATAAAATATATCAAAGAAAAATTATTTAAAGGTGGAACAAAATGAGTGAGGAAACACAATGGAGTCCAGAGAGCATGCTCGAAGTCTCTTTAAAAGAACCTGACGACTTTCTGAAGGTTCGAGAAACACTAACGAGAATTGGTGTTGCGTCAAGAAAAGATAAAAAACTATTTCAATCGTGCCACATATTGCACAAGCAAGGTCGATATTTCATAGTACATTTCAAAGAATTATTTGCCTTAGATGGTAAACATAGTAACCTATCAGACAATGATATTGAGAGAAGGAATACTATAGCACAATTATTATCAGATTGGGGTTTAATTAGTATTATAAATCCAGATAATGCCACAGCAAAGGCACCATTATCTCAAATAAAAGTTATTTCATTTAAAGATAAAAACAATTGGTCTTTAGAAACGAAATACAATATAGGTAAAAAGGTAGATGAAACCAGTTAAGTTTAATGACTTTATTACTGAAGCAAAGGAAGAGAGACAGAAACCGGTAACGGTTGCTGTTATTACAAAATCAAATCCGGATCTAAAGAAACAAAAGTCAGGTAAAAAAGCAGACAAAGAAATTACAGTAGATTTTATAATTGATGTATGCTCAGAGATGAAGATTGAGTGTGTTGTTATTGAAACTAAACACGCTATTATAACTGGTAAAGACGAAGAGAAAAATACATTAAGTGTATATAACTATGACGGTAAAGATAGCGAACACGAATTTATTGGCAAAGACACTATTTGTATTACGAGAGCTGGGGCAGTTGAAGATGAGTCTGGTTTATCTATAATATCCGCCTTTGAAAATTCAAGTTCATTTATGGTTAATGGCAAGAATGCTATGATAACTTGTAATAACAAACTTACTTCAGCGTTATTATTTGAAAAATTTAATGTGCCGACACCTCGTACAGCATTTATATCTAACGAGAAAAATATTGATGAGGCGTTAGAGTTAGTCGGTAAAAAGTTTCCAGTTGTGTTAAAAACACTAACAGGTACGCAGGGTATTGGTGTTGTTAAAGTTGATAGTTATGAAGGTTTAATGTCTACCGTACAGGCACTTTGGAAACATGACGCTGAATTATTATTACAAGAATATATGGATGTAGATTTTGACATAAGAACCTTTGTTGTTGATAATAAAATATTTGCAAGTACAAAAAGAGTACAAGGCAGTTCAGACTTTAGAACGAATATTCACAGAGGTGCAAAAGCAATACCGTACAAACTAAATGATGAAGAGGTTGAAATAATACTTAGGGCAGCAAGAGCAAGTAAAGGGTATATGGTCGGTGTTGACCACTTCATACACAAAGGAAAAATTTATGTTCTTGAAGTCAACGGTTCGCCAGGAACTGGTGCTGACTACGAAGGTTATGCATATCAAGAAGATGAAGGACCTAATCCTGGTGGTCAAATATCAGGCAAACAATTAGTAAAAAATGTTATCAAACATACAGTCAATAGAGATAACTGGGACAGACAATCACTAGTAGAAACTGGTTGGTTAGAAACTGTTGACATAGACGGTCTAGGTAAGATCAGAGCAAAACTAGATACAGGTAACGGTGCGAAAGCGTGTTCAATGCACGCCGAAGATATTAAAGAAAACGGCAAGAATATTAGTTGGACTTACAACAATAAAAGATATACTAAACCAAAACATGGTGTATCTAAAGTATTTCGTGCAAATGCTGAGGGTGAAGAACCTTCAGAAACAAGACCAACAATTTTATTAGATTTAACCTTTAATGGTTTTACCTATAAAGATATAGAATTCGGACTAGATCAACGACCAAGATCAGGTTCAGATATCCTCTTGAATAGAGAGGTTATAAAAATGTTCAATGCAAGTGTGAATCCTAATAGGAGATTCGTATTGAGTAAAAGATTACCTCCTATAAACAAAACTAAATAAAGGAAATATAATGGCACAAAGTGAAGTGAAAGTCCTACGATTAAAAGTAGGCGATTTTATAATTGCGAAAGTAAGTGAAATGAAAGACTCTTATACCATGGATAAACCAATGGCATTAGGATTTGTTGGCGCTGGCGAAACAGGACAAGGCACACTACAATTTGCCCCTTGGTTCCCATTTACTGATAAAAGAGAAATCAATATAAAAAAAGAAGATGTACTTCTCATAGAAGAACCTGGTTTAGATTTATTAAATCACTATAACAAAAACTTTGGTAGTGGTCTAATACAAACACCTAAAGGTTTAATCACCGAATAAATTGACAAACTACATATCAGTATATGATAATGTAATCACACCTAATAAGTGTGATGAATTTGTTAAATTATTTGAAGATAATAAAGATCAATCTTTTAAAGAAAAATCAGACTGGAGATCGTTTCAAGAATTTCCTCTTGATAATTTTCCAGAGTTAATGTATGAGATTGAAGATTTATTTGTATCTTATGTTAAAAAATATCAAATAGATAATAACATATCTGAACATATCTGGCCACAATATTATGATTTAGAACAGATACATATGAAAAGATATCTACCTAATGATATTGATAGATTTGACACTCACGCAGACGCAACCGGTGAATTAACAATGTCAAGATATCTGGCGATGTTCATTTATCTAACAGATAATGATTCAGGTCATACTTCTTTTCCCGACAGAGATATAAAAATACAACCAAAGAAAGGTAGACTTTTAATGTTTCCTCCTAATTGGTGTTATCCTCATAGAGGCGAAAAAGTATTTGACAAACCAAAGTATATTTTAAGTAGTTATTGTCGTTTAAGGCTTGACATTTGATTCAATTCCTGTTATAATGAATATATGAAGTTCTACACAAGCGTTATTCCCCATAGAGGCAGATTACTAACACGAGCAGTCGTGAATGGTAAACGAATCAAACAAAGAATAAATTACAAACCTTCATTATTCGTACCAGTAAAAAAAGATACCAAATATAAAACTCTTGACGGCAGACCGTGTGAGAAAGTATCTTTTGATTCTACTTACGAACAACGAGAGTGGTTAAAACAATATGATGGCGTTACCGGTTTCGAGTTCTTCGGCAACACCAGACACCATCATTCATTCATATCAGACGAATTCAAAGGTCCTATTCAATGGGATCGAAGCAAAATCAATATCATAACTATTGATATTGAAACAATGTGTGAAAACGGTTTCCCTGACCCTAAGACTACAATAGAACCTGTACTTTGTATAACAGTAAAATCTCTTAATGATAAAGAGGTAATTGTTTTCGGTACAGGTGACTATGTTAATGATAATGTTACCTACATAAAATTTTCAACAGAGCAAGAAATGCTTGAGGCGTTTCTGAAATTCTGGGAAGAGTATGATCCTGATATCGTAACCGGTTGGAATTGTAAGTTCTTTGATATGACTTACATTATCAATAGAGTTAAGTATCTTCTAGGTGAAGATCACATTAAAAAATTAAGTCCGTGGGGTATTGTTGAATCAAAAACTCAAGGCAGTCAGTTCGGTAATGAATTGCCTTATTATGATATTCTTGGTGTATCAACCTTAGACTACTTAGACTTGTATAAGAAATATACTTATTCAAGGCAAGAGAGTTATCGTTTAAACTATATCGCTGGCGTAGAACTTGGTGATTTTAAAGATGACAATCCTTATGAAAGTTTTAAAGAGTGGTACACCAAGGACTACCAGTCCTTTGTAGATTATAATGTTCAAGATGTTGAGTTAGTTGATAGACTAGATGATAAGATGAAACTTATTGACTTACACCTAACAATGGCATATGAGGCGAAAGTTAATTATCAAGAAGTACATCAACAAGTAACCATGTGGGATGCAATTATATTTAATTTCTTAAAAGAAAAGAATATAGTTATACCTCAAAAAGTTGAACACTTAGACGCCAGAGGTTATGAAGGCGCCTATGTGAAAGATCCGATTGTAGGTTTTCACGATTGGGTTGTGAGTTATGATTTGAACAGTCTGTATCCACATTTGATTATGCAATATAATATTTCGCCAGAAACCATTATAGGATTTCAACCTGAACTTGCAAGTGTAGATAGAATGCTTGATGGTAAAGTTGACTTTTCTGGTTTTGATAAAAGAACTATGACGCCTAACGGTGCGATATTTAGAACTGACAAACCTGGTTTCTTAGGTGAGTTGATGGAGAAGTACTATACAGATAGAAGTAAATATAAAAAGTTAATGCTTATCGAACAAAAGAAACTGCAAAAAGATAAGAATAATAAAACAATACAAAATAACTTTGCACGATATTACAATATTCAGATGGCAAGAAAGATTGCATTGAATAGTGCCTATGGTGCTATCGGCAATAAGTATTGCCGTTATTATGATGTGAGACAGGCAGAAGGTATTACATTCGCTGGGCAATATTCAATTCGATTTATACAAAGACGAGTCAATGAGTATCTTAACAATCTATTGAAAACAGAAAAGATAGATTATGTTGTTGCTTCAGATACAGATTCAATCTATATTCGTATGGGTGATGTTGTTAAGAAAATGGGTCTCGGTGATGATATCAAAAAGACTGTAAGAATACTCGATAAGTTTTGCGATCAGAAACTCAAACCTTTTATTGATAAGAAGTATCAAGAGTTGGCAGATTACACACACGCTTACCAACAAAAGATGGTAATGGATAAAGAGATAATTGCTAACAAAGGTATCTGGACTGCCAAGAAAAGATATATTCTTAATGTATATAATTCTGAAGGCGTTGATTATGATGAACCTAAACTAAAGATTATGGGTATTGAGGCAGTCAAGTCGTCAACACCAAAAGCGTGTAGAGAAAAAATTAAAGAAGCACTAACTGTTATTATGACTAAAGACGAAAATGCTTTGATAGACTTTATCGAAAACTTTAGAAAAGACTTTGTTAATCTACCTGTCGAAGATATTGCTTACCCTAGAGGTGTGAATGGTTTGATGAAGTATCAAAGTAGAGAAACAATCTATAAGAAACACACACCAATTCATGTAAAAGGTGCCTTGATATATAATTTAAATTTAAGACAAGATAGTAGTTTATTAAATAAGTATCAGGCAATTCAAGAAGGCGATAAGATTAAGTTTGTTGCATTGAAAGAACCTAATCCATTTAAAGATAATGTTATATCTTTCATAACAAAACTACCTAAAGAATTTAAACTACAACAATATATTGACTATGACAAACAATTTGAAAAGTCATTTTTAGATCCATTACGATTTATAGTGAGTGCAATCGGGTGGAACTTTGAACGAACCGCCTCACTAGAAAGTTTCTTTGGATGAGTGATGTATTAGAAAGTGTAATAGATGTAGGTAGTGGTTTCTTTTTATCTATCATAATTCAGATAACAATATTTCCATTGTTTGATCTACACCCTACAATCTTTGAGAACTTTCAAATTGCATTGATATTTACTATGGTGTCAATGACTAGATCGGCATTATGGCGAAGATTTTTTAGAAAGAGGAGAATATGAAAGTAGAACGATTAGATAAAATGGGTAGTGATCTATCTGTGGTAAATGCTGCTAGAGTTTCATACTCAAAGATTGCAGATGAAATGACTGATAAAGATGAGAAACTAATTAAGTATCTTGTAGCACACGATCATTGGTCACCGTTTGCACACGCTTCAGCACAGTTTAGAATTAAAGCACCTTTATATGTTGCAAGACAATTAGTAAAACATCAAGTAGGGTTATCTTGGAATGAAGTCTCAAGAAGATATGTTTCAGATGAACCTGAAATACAAAAGATACAAGAGTGGCGAGGTCGACCTAAAGATTCTAAACAAGGGTCAGATGGTTTAGTTGATCTACCACCTGAAGTGATTAAAAGATATGAAGAGCATTTAGATACTTCAACAAAAATATATAGAGAACTTATTTACTTTGATGTTGCACCTGAAATAGCAAGAAGTGTATTACCACAAAGTATGATGACTGAATGGATATGGTCAGGAACTTTATATGCATTTGCT